GCCCCCTCGCTGAAGGGCAACGGCTTGCCGTCGAGGTCCACGAACGACCACTCGATGACATACGCCAGGACGCGGCTCATCCCGAACTTGTTCAGGTCGAGTGTCAGACCGTTCCCGAGCGTCGCTTCCTTGTATTGGTCGGTCACCATCTTGCGGTGTTCCTCGGTGTTGAGTTCCTGTTTAACGACGAGGAAGCGGTCGTGTGAGAGCGCGAGACGCGTCGTATTAGGCGTGACGATCGGGCAGTGAACTGACCAAGCCATGAGGAGTCTCCGACGGGCCGAGCCGCGCGGTGAGCGTGGCGCCCGCAATCTGCAGTCCTTCGAGAGGCCGGCGGACCGTGCCGAACTCCACCGTCAAGGGCGACTGCGAGACCCGCAACGGATCCAGCTTCACAATCTGCGCGACCAAGACGCCGTCGGTGAGCGTCCACGTTCCGAGCGTGGCGGCGACGTGATACGCCCATCGAACCGTCGCCGCCTCGCCGCGGATCGTGACACCCATTTCTTCCTAAAGTCCAAACAATATGGGATCGACCAAACCACAGTCAGCGACATCGTGCGCCGTGTCTTGTGGACCCATGTTAAGGATTAGGCTCACTATTCACCAGACTCCATCAGGGTTTTCGGCCCCAACTGCCATTAGCCGAGAAATTGCCGGAGATCGTGGCCGGCCCCCCCACGGGCACGGCGACGGACATATCCAGCCACGCGGGCCCATACCAATACACGGTTGGGGCGGCCGACGATGGATACAGATACATCCGGCAGCCGTCGGTGGAATCAGCCGCCGTGAACAGGGCCAGCCCTGTGTCATCGAGGAAGCCTGAGAGCGTGCCCTTGATGTCCTTGAGGCCCTGCACGTACGTCTTGTTGGCATCAGAAAACGCGGTCACCTCGTACTTGTCGGTGGAGAGGTCGAGGTTCCAATTCGCCAACGACACCGTTGTCGTCGCGGCGCCCGCCCCGGTGGTGCTCATGTACACCACTGCGTTTCGTCCTGGATACCGAGCCATGTGTGTCTCCCTGCTCCACTAGGCAGCCCGTCGCTGTAGGAGCGTTTGCAAGTCTCCGATCACGGTGGTCGCTCGATGGCGCCACGATGACTCGGCCACACAGGCCGGTAACTGCGCTGCCACGTCTGCCCGCCCGGCAGGATTCGCGAGCCACGACCGCACCAACGCCTCGGCTTCGGGCGGCGTCGTGCAGGTCGGCACCAAGTCGCCGAAGCGTTCCGCGACTTCGGCCCGATACGTGCTGATGTGAAAGGCCCCGCACGCCGCGAGTTCATACGCGCGAGGGTTGAGGCTTTCCGCGCGCTCGATGTGTGGCGCGAGCTTGCCCCAGCCCTTCGATGTCCGGTAGAGGTTCAATCCGATCTTCGCGCGTCGATAGAGTGCCGCCGTCGTGGTGTTGTCGGTCTGATTTCCGCGGACGAATTGGCGCAGGGGATGCCGCGAACCCAGTGCCTCCCACGAGCCATAGAGGCCCAGATCGATCCCCGTCCAGTCGATCGCGCTCAACCATTCAATCCGCTCGGTAAACGCCGACCCGACGAACACCACATCGTGTGAGGGGAGGAGCTCGTCTCCGGGTTGCGGGCCTGGCTTGTGTCGGGTGGCGTGCCAGGCATGGGGCAGATAGCCGCTGTGTGGATTCACCCCCCTGAAGGCGTCCACGGCCGTGCGTTCATTCGTCCAGCAGCCATCCACGAGTTTCGCCATCGGGAGTTCTTTCTCCTCGTCATACGGCGACTCCGTAAACAGCACGAACAGCTTGAGGCCCGAGTCTTTCATCACCATAACGACGTCGGGATGGACGAACATGGCGCTCACGATGAAGACGGCGTCGAGGCCACGGAACGTCTTGATCCACCAGGCTACCCAGAAGGCATCCCGCCCCGCCTGGAGGAACACTTGGTTGACGTTCGGTTTCTCAATATTGGGATGGAACTTTTTGTGTTGCCGCCAGTTGTAGTACAGCCAACTCTTGGAGCGCGCGATCCGCGTATCGAGCGCGTAGTCCACAATCTCCACGCCGTGATGGACGAGCCCGTCCCGTAAGCCGGCCGCCACATCCGCAGTCGCCCAGGACGCGCCCGGCCCGATATAGAGGAGCTTCACTTACGCGCCTCACACAAGTAACCGGTCGTCGTTTTCGTCTGCGAGGCAAACCCAAAACACTCGAAGCGCCGCAGGAAGTCGTACGCGCACTGCCCTTCCTGGGTGAGCTCACACGGGGTGATGTGGACGTCGCGGAAGCACGCGAGCAATAGTTCCCAGCCCTGCTCGGTAAAGCGCCAGTAGTCCTTGTAATCCTCCGTGCGATGGTCGGGCCACAGGAACGGCGACGTCACGAGCACCAACCCGCGGGGCCGCAGGACGCGCCACACTTCCCCCATCGCTGCCTGCGGATTGATGCAGTGCTCGAGGACTTCCGTCAGCACCACGCCATCGAAGGCCGCATCGGGAAACGGCAACGCGAGTAGATCGCCCTTGTGGTCTTCGCCTGTGGAGGTGTCCGGTTCGCCGAAGGTGAGATACCCATCGCCGAGATAGCGCCGCGGGTTGTAGACGCCGACGTCCAGGATGTCCCGGCCGAGATCCTGCCGATGCGCCCACACCCAGTGCTCCAGTTGCAGCCGGTGATAGTCCGGTGCCGGGAATTCGTGGAGGCCGGGCGTCGTCTGCATCCAGTTGATCAGATACGCATAGCCGTCCGACTGACTGAGGCCGTAGAGCAACACGTCGCGGCTCATACCGGCGCCTTCATGCGTTTGACTAGTTCCTTGATCAAGTCCTCGTCACGAAGGCCAGCGAAGCGATAGACACCGTCCACGACCTGATACGGCCTCATGCCCTGATCACAAATGAACTTCATCACCGCCCGTGCCATCCGTACGTACTCCGCATCGCTCATGACGACAGCGATCCCCACAGCCGGCGACGGCTGACTGAAGGTTTCAACACTCGCCTTGCAGGCGGTCGTGCCAGTGACGTCGAGCTGTGTGCTCATTTACGTGGGGCTCGCAAAGACGGCATACATCCCGCCGCGGTGCTGCCAGCGGGCGTCAGCGTTGTCGGGGTCGGGGTCGGGATACCGGACGTATTCCTCGAACCAGGTCTGCGCGGTCCCGTAGCCGGCGACTGTTAGTGTCCCGCCCTCCCCGTTCGTCCCGTTCAGCAAGATGTGGATCCGCCGGCCGGCGGCCAGGGTGTTGACGGTGCCCGTCGCGAACTCGACGGCTTTCACGAGATACACCGGGGCCTCATACGCGATCCCTTGGAACATGTGCGTGACGGTATGGCCCATGAGTTTCACAATCCCGAACCGCGTCTTCCCGCTCGCCGCGAGGTCGTAGTACCAGCCGTCTGGGACGAGCGCCGCCAGCGTCGCGTCCGCCATCAGCTTCGCAATCAGCGCCGAATCGATATCGCCTGGATAACTCGCCATCAGAGGACACCCGTCACGACAAACCCGGCCTTCTGTAGCAAGCTAATCAGTTGCCCGTTTAACGTCTTCCGGTTCCGCATCGCGATCGGAATCAATCCTTCGCGGTGATGCGACGGCGAGATCCCGCGGTTCCAGCCCTGCCGTGTCGCGCGCACCGCTGTCCCAAACTCCCACAAGTGCGAGTGTGGGGACGTGCTTTTGACTTCACCCACGACGCCGAACTGACTCCGCGTCACGCTCGACCGCACCCCGGCCCGGAGCTTTCCGGTATCGCCGAGCGGATACGCCTGGCGCAGACTCGCGGCCGTGTGTTCGACGGCGTCGTCCACAAACTCGGCGCCCTGTTCCGCCAACTCACTCGGGAGTTGCCGCAGCGCGGCTTTGAGTTCGGCCATCCCGTGGAGCTCGAGACGATTCTGGCTCACGTCACGACCTCCGTACACGCCAACACGAGCTCACGATTGCGTTCCTCCGGGTTCGTCACGCCGCTCACCGCAAACACCCGCGCGCCAAAGACCACGCGCGTTTTCGTCGTGACCTGCGGGTGGTAGTCGATCGTGACCAGATGACTGGCCGTGCTTTGCACCGTGCTGGACACCAGACGTTCCAAGTCGCGTGCGGTGGCCGGTTTAATCTCCGCATACAGCGACGGCGGCGAGAGCGGCACCGGGACATCCGTGAATCCGCCGTCGCCATCCGGCACGGACACGGGCGGGCCCTCCAAGGTGACGAGGTGCCGTTTCTGACCCCTAGTCGCCATCATGTATACTCACCGACAGTAGACTTGGCCCATTGCTGGTGATGGAGCTGGCACTGTGGCGACACACGACCAGGTAGTCTGCGCAGGCCGACGGGCCTGTAGTCGCACGGTTAGATCCATGTGGCACCGTGCGGCGACCTTCCCCTTCAATACCCATCACGCTAAGGCCGGGTCGCGGCTCCGCATGAGGAGACTCTCCACCGTCGGCGACAGCGCCGGCTGAGACGGGAGGTCATCGCCTCGGTGTTCCACCAGATGCGTCAGCACCAATAAGATCGAGGCATAGACCGGCCCTGGTAAGGTGGCGTCTGTCCACACCACACTTCCCACTGTGCCCGCCGCGGTCGACTGCCCCACCGTCACGGCGACAGGCACGGTAAACGTCGTCGGACTCGTCACCGTCACGACTTGCGCCCCGTTCACCGTGGGCGTCGTCGTCGTGCCGACGATCGTGTAACTTGTCCCACTCACCAGCCCGTGCGGGACGGTCGTGGTAATCACCGCCGGACTCGCCACGGAGATCGTGTCGATGGCCGACAGCCGCGCCTTCAGGTAATCGAGGACGATCTGCTGGGCGTGGCCGAGTTTCAGCGTGATATCCCCGTCTCGGTCAGTCGTTTTGATCCCCAGATGATCCTTCGCCGTGGCCAGGGATATCAGCGGCATCTACGCGCCCTTCCCGTCTTTCCCATCCCGGCCGCGCTTGACCATCAGGGTCCAGGCTTTGGAGCCGTCCCCCGGCTTCGTCGTCGTCGGTTCGTTGCAGTGCCAAGACGAGCCCGCCCATGTGGCTAAATCACCTGGCAAGTATTCCTTGCCATCCTGATACACGCCGACATACGTCAGCCCGGCCGTGCCGTCTTTCCCGTCCAGTCCGTCTTTACCGGGCGGGCCGGGTTCGCCTGGCGGGCCGGGCTGCGATGGCCGGGCCTCGACCACGGCCAACCGTTCCCGCATGCCAGTCACCGTCTGTTCCAGCGTCCCCCAGTATTCTTTCGTGGCCCCGACGAACGGACTCCCCTCCAGCGTCCCGAGTCGCGCTTCGGCGCCGGCCAATCGTTCGAGTACCGGCCCGAGATCCACCCGTGGCGCGTCGGGCACCGGCTGCGCCGACTTGGTTTCCACCGTCACGAGGCGATCCCGCAGATCCCCTAAGACTAAGAGCCGGGTTTCCGCCGCAGCCAGTCGCTCGAGGAGCGGCGCCAGATCCACCGCGGGCGTCGGTTCGGGCGGCACCGGTAGCGGGACTGCTTGTTTGGTTTCCACCGTCACGAGGCGATCCCGCAGATCCCCTAAGACCGCCAGGTGCGCTTCCGCGGCGGCCAACCGCTCGAGCACGGGGCCAATCGCCGTCTTCACGATCAGCACGACTTCGGTCGCCAGCGCGGTCATGTCAGGCTGCGGCAAGCTGCGCCTCCAGCGCCTTCTGGCGCAACGCGGCCCCGAAGCTGGCCGCCATATCCATCTCGTCGGGTTCGTCGGCCTGGACGTCAGAGCGGGCCGCCGGAAGGGCCTGTGGGGTCGGTTTCGCAAACGGGTCGTCGGCGTCCCGTTTCGCCAGCGCCGCCAGTGAGTAGTTCTGCTGCTGCGCCATGGGGGATGAGCCGCCCGTCACCGGCCCGAGCCCGTGATACTTCCACCGCGCTTCGTCCGGGGACATGCCGCCGCCCTCGATTGCCGTCTTGGCCGACGTGACACGGGTGACTGTGTCCATCCAAATAAGGTCGTCGATTTCAAACTCGGTCCCGAGTTGCCGGCCTTCGACCTTCTGGAGCAGCCCGAGGCCGACGTCGTGGTGATCCTCGAAATGCTTCGCCAGGCTTTGGATACACTGGCTGTGATATTTCAGGAGCAACGGTTCGAAGTTGGCATAGGGCGGCGGCGGGCCAATGTCCACGAGATACGGCGGCACTCCGAAGCACGAGCACACCGTCTCGGCCGTCCACTTGAGTTGCTCGATGAGCTGGCTATCCACGGCGTTCACCGCCATGCCTTCGTATTTCAGCCCGTCGCCGAGGACCGCCACTTTGCCGACGTTGTCGCCGGTATAGTTGGCGTCCCAGTAGGCCTTCAGCCGCGCAGCCGTCTCATCCGAAATCGCGCCGGGGGCCGTCAGCACGCCGCCGGGGTTGCTGCCATTGGCGAAGAATTTCTGACTGTTCCCCTGGATACTCAAGCCCTGCATCGCGGCCACGCCGCAGGCATAAAGCGGGGACACCCCGACCAGCGGGTGATACAAACAAATCATCGTGTCGTGGATGATTTCGCTTGCCGGCACCGTGACCGGTGTCTCCATCGGCAACCCGGAGAGGTCGTCGCGTTTAAGTTCGTAATAGACGGACCCGTCCAAAGCCACCAGTGGCGTCACGCGCGTGGGGTCCAGGACGTACAGCGCAGTCACGACGCCTCGGTTGTCGCGCTGTTTCAACACATACGCGTTGCCGTGGATCAACTTCGAGAGAATGTATTGCTCTACGTATTTGCCGAAGGTTTGGTAGCGGTTCGGTTTGCGGATCACGGGCGAAAAGGCGGGCGACTCAGTCTCCGTCCACACACTAAACCGATCCTCTTCCACGAGCCGCAGACACAGCTTGCCCATATCGGTGGAGATCAAACGCAGACACGCATACACCGCCGCGAAGGTCAACACGGTATCCATGTTGACTTCGACATTTCGCTGCCAGGCCCCCATGTAACTTTCACGAATAACGGACCACCAGCCGCCCCGGCCAGACAAGGGCTGGAGGACTTGCCCGAGGGCTTTGGTCCGCGCGATCGTGAAGCCGAACATTTCCATCGGTTAGCCTGGGTCGGCCTCATCGACGGGATCGACCCGATGCGCGTGCCCTTGTAGCGCCAATGAATTCAGTTGGACTTCCAGCGCTTCTGCGGTGTCTTCCTCAACGGTGTAGACCGTCTTCTCGGCGTAGGCGACCCCTTTGTAGGTGTGCCACTTCAATGCGCGAACCGTCCAGGTCATGGCGTCCTCCTACTTCTTCCCCTTCGCCGCCGGTGGGGGCGGGGCATCGTGGTAGGCCGCGAGGCCTTGCGCCACGAGGTTGTCGACCTCAGCCGCCGCGACGTCGTAGATCTCACCGACGTCGTGCGCCGCGCCGTGATGCGTGTGGAACTTCATCGCCTTGACCGTCACCTTGTCAGACATGGGACTCCTTGATGCCGTAGATCAACTGGACGCTGTCCGGGTGCGGCGGCCTGGACTGATACCGCGTGAGGGTGACGCCTGAGGCCGCTTCGAAGTCATCCCAGGCCCGCTGGACCCCTGGAAACCAGCGGTTGCCGTAATCGTCGCCGAGGATCAACCCGCCCGGTCGGACATGCGGAGCCCACGCCAGCAGATCCGACCGCACCGCCTCTTCACTGTGGTCCGCATCCACATAGAGATAATCAATCGGCTCGGTCCAGGTATCCGCCGCGGCGAGCGTGGACGCCGGCATCAAACGAACATTCGTCACCCCAGCGGCCGCGAGGTTCCGCGCACAGCCGAGGAGCAGCCACGGCGAGGTCTGGCCTTCATGGTAGACGTCCACCGACCAGGTATCGACACAGGTCAGCACGCCGCGCCAGCGCGCAATCGATCGCGCGACGGGAATCGCGGAGGCTCCGAGAAACGTCCCGAGCTCGACGCAGACGACGGGCTTGTAGCGATCCACGAGCGCGAGGATCTTCGGCCCGTGATGGAACCAGCCCGGCACCTGCGTCTCGGCGGGCGCCTCGAGTGTAATCACCGCTCCACCGTGGTATACCCGCGCTTCAGAAGTTCAGCGATCAGCGGCGCCTGTGCGACGGCGTAGAACTTCGCGGTGCCGCTGAAGCCGGCTCCCGGCGGCGGGCGGAGTTCTACCAGCGCCTCGTCGTCAGACGGCGGCGGGGACGGCTTCGCCTTCGTAGCGGAAGTTGTACTGGCCAATGTGTCCGATCTCCTTCGACAAGTCGTGGTCGATGTACAGCTGCTGGCCCGCGGCTCGCACCGCGCGGCAAAACATGATGTCTTCCCCGACGTCGCCGTCGCGTGCGTTCAACCCGTGCCGAAAGCGGGGCCGTGCCATCCCGACGACGAGGCCGGTTCGCATCAACACCACGCCGAAGCCCATCGCGTCGACAGCTTCCAGGCCGGTCTTCTCAGGCGTCGTGGCGATCCGGGTGCCGTCCTCGCGCATCGCCGTCCAGGAGTTGGACCCGTGCCGCGTCAGGTAATTGCACCCGACGATCGGGAGATCATGGAGCGCCAGCCACATCGCTGTTTCGCGCGGGAACGACATGTCTGTGTCTAACCACAGGACATGCGTCGCGCCTTGCTGGATCGCGTCTTCCAGAAAATACTCCCGGCCCATATGAATGTAGGTCGCCGCCTTGAACCCCACCGTGACCGTCGGCCACGGCCCGCGCGCTTGCGTATACGCGAAGAGTTGCGCGAGGTCGACGGCGAACGAGGCCGGGACACAGTCGCGGGTGGGGCCGCCGATGGCTAGGCGCATTTAGCGCCCTTTGTGCGATTGCATTTCGCGTGCGCTAGTTGCACGTTGAGATAGGAATGCGGCCCGCCCTTCGAGATCGGGACGATGTGATCAACATGCCACTTACTGTTCACATCGACTGGCTGCATACAGATTCCACACTGGCCGTTGTCGCGCTTAAACACCACGCGCGGATCGACGTCTTCAACGAACGCGCTCAGTTCGAGTGCTCGCCGCTTTGCATCATGCTTCCGCGCAAGGGCGCGAGCCCACTCAGGATGCTTGCGGCACCATGCCGCTGTTCTCGCTACCGCACGTTCGCTATACCCTGGCTGTGTCCGTCGTGCCGCGTCTCTACGCCGTGCCGCTTCGACATCTGCCTCACGACGAAGACGACGCTGGGCGTTTCGTTGCTCTCGATACTTCGCCCACTGCGCCTTACTTCTCGCGCGCTCGGTTTCCAGATTGAGCAGTCGATCCGCTTTCACTTGCGCGCGGATTTCTTCTCGGTGCTTCTGGTAACGCGCCCGCATCGCCGCGATCGATTCATCACGATGCTCGGCGTGATGTCTCTTGCTGCAGGCTCGCCCGCGAGCGAGTTCCTTTTCTAAATGCCGCGCACGATACCGCGCTGCGATTTCACGACGGGTCAGTGCCATCGCTTTCCTCCTACAGAAAGCTCCTAGAAAATCGTGCTCGGCAACCGCTAGGAAACGGTGTTCAGGAGCGACCCTAGCCGAGCACGTAACAAGCTAAGTGCTTATTCTACTACAGTTTACGTCCCCACGTATGCCGCGGAAGTGATGTATCTCACAGCCGCAGTTCTTGCTCTGATCCACGTGATCATTCGTTCAGCTCTCAAGCCGACAAGATTCCTCTGCCAAAGCGACACATACACCGTGGTCGCGTCGACCGTATCTGTGGGGGCGGAGTCCATCTGAATGCTCGCTTCCCGGCTGACGTCGATCCGCACGCCGCCTTCGTCGGCATACAGAATCGACGGCGCATGCACGAGCACGATGCGGTTGCTGACGTTGTTGCTCACGATGACCGGCATCCCGAAGAGCGTCCCGCCCTGCGCGGTCATGCCAGGGAAGAGCGGCTGTCCGAGCGCGTTCATCGAGATAGCGATACCCCAGGCGTTCGAATCGCTCATGATCCACACCGAACCCGCGAGCGGAATATTGGCCGCCGTGAACACCGCGACCGACGCCGCGAGGTCCGCCTTGGCGAACGCCGCCGTCACGCCGCCCGCCGCCGCCGTCGACGCGCCGACCGTAATCGCCGCAGGATTGACGCCCGCGACCACCGTCACGGCCGGGTCGGTGAACTGCGTGTCGAGGAATTGCGCCATGCCGGCGATCATTTCCTCGCGCACGAGGGCTTCGGCCGACGGACTGGAGATCTTCACCAGTTCCTCGGTCAGGACGATGATCCCGGCCGCCTTCGTGAACGGCACTGAGACCGTGGCGAAGTCGGCTTTCGTCACCGGCTTGGGTTTGTTCTGGCCTACCCAGGCGTATGTTCCCCCGGTCGTCTGACTCGGGACCGAGACATTGAAGGGCACCTGTCGGAGCCCTGGGATTTGCCCGAGCAGCGTGCGTGGCCGGAGCAGTTCGAGGAACTCGTCCACGAGCGGCTGCGCGACGGCGAGCGGGCCGGCCCATGTGGAATCGGTTGTCGACCCGGCGGCGACCGCGGCTTTCGTCAACAGCTCGACTTCGGGTGAATCCTTGTAGGACCGAGCGCGTTCCATTGCCTGATAGGAGTCGCCCTTGCTGGCCGCCATCGCCATGCACATGCGGGTGAACGCCGTGCCCTTTGGCTGCAGCGAGCGCACTGAGATGATCGGCGTGGTGGACGTGCCCCCGCGCAGATCCGAGGCGGTGGCGCTTTTGGTCGTGGACGTGACGCGCGTCGCCGCCGCCACGTTCTGCTTCTCGAGGTCGCGCATCCGGGTCAGGTGCGCGTCCACGGCTTTCACTTCCCGGTCGAGCGTGTCGTACTCTTCGGTCTGGACATCATCGAGCGTAACGCCTTCGCCTGCGGCCTTCGTCATCAGCTCGTTCATCCTGGCGCTTTTAGCTTGGCGCGTCGCTTCAAATTGGGCAATTTGTTCTTGTATCGTCATGGGCTTTGCGGCCTTCACCGCATGGACCACGGGCAGGATCGCGCTCACTAATTTCTGGGAATCAATGAAGACGTCGATCTTGTGCTCGTGGAGTTCATCGATAATGCCCGTGACGCCGGGCAAGTGATGGCCTGACGCGGCCAAGTCGAGTGATTTAATGGCGGTAATCGTCGCTTCGGAATTCATCGGGACGACCACCGCGCTGGTCTCGCCCCAGATCCACTTCAGGAACCGCGTAAACCGAGTGCCGGCGATCGGTTCGCCTTCGATAGGACTCCAGCCGATACTGAGGCCGCGCACTAAGGGCGGTTGGGCACTCATCGAGTGCCAAGCCTTTTCAATATGGTCTTTCAACGCGGCCGGCGCATCAGTCGCGAGCTTGGAGATTTTGGCTTTGATGTGAATGCCGTCAGGCTTAACCGTGGCCGCGAAGACTTCCCCGATCGGGTCCTCGTGCATCCACAAGAAGGGCATCGGCAGCTTAAACTGCGCGCCCTTCGGCTCCATGACGTGTCCGCCGTGGTCAGGCGTCGGTGTACTGGCGATCCCTTCGATGATGCGTTGCTCCGCATCAACCGACTTGATCTCAAGCTGGCTATAGGCTCGGTTCTGCACGCATTAACGGTAAATGGTCGCGAGCGACGCGCCTATTTAAGTGTATTTTTTAGGACGCCCGCCTTCACCAGCGTCCGCATGTATTCCGCGAGGGGCATCCGTTCCAGCTTGGCTTGGGCACAGATCTGATCCAGCTGTTTCGACGGGAGGGTGAGGGTCAGCTTCACGGACGGGTCATCGTGGTCGAGGGGCGGGCGGCCGGGCTTCATCGGGTTCCACTCCCAAGTACAAGCATGGAGTAACTCGGCGTCCGCTCCGCCGGCTGCATCGCCCGCGACAGCGCCGTGAACAGCGCAATCGCCCCGTCGATCTTGAAGTGGCTGTCCTTCCCGCCAGCCTTACGCGGATAAATCTGGCCCTTGTGGTCGCGCTCGACTACGATATTTCCGATCATCCAACCCATGGCCCGATTCCCGTCGTGCCGGATCTTCTTCCCGAGGACCAACGCCTCCGTGGTCTTCATTGCCGGGTCCATCGTGTCGAGGCTTTGCGGAATGTCCAGGACCAGCTTCTCGACCCGGTCCCGCCCGAGTGACGGCTCCAGCTTGGCGCGCAAGTCCTGCATCATCAGCCGAGCTGACCGCTTATCGAAGTCGATCTCCTTCACTTGGTAGTCGCGGAAGAGTTCCAAGAGGTCCGCCGAGATGCGCGCGTAATCCGCCTCGTTGCCTGGCGTCTGGATAATGTCTTTGATCCGCACCCACCCGGAGAGTTCCGCAATCGGGGACCGCGCCACGACCTCCGCCGGCATGTAGATCCGCGGGATGAAGGCGTAAGTATCCAGGCCCGTCTTAAAGAGCAACGCCAGCGAGGACGGGTCACGGGTTTCCCCGAGGTCCACGCCGATATACAGCGGGAAGGCTTTCAGGCTCTCGAGCGTCAACGTCAGGTCGGCGCACGTCTGCCACGTCGTGTTCGTCATCCAGCCGGCCTCCGAGCGCACCCACACATTAAAGTGCTTCGTCAGAATATTGTTCAGCGCCGACTGCGCGAACTGGGAGGCGTGAATTTGCTGCGCGAGCTTGTCTGGCTCCACGCTCACGCCATAATTCGGATTCGCTTTGCGTTGAATCTCGGTGTCCTGGATACGATGGAGATCCGCCTCGTCAATGGTGTAGTTAATCCCGAAAAAGTGCTCATCCACGGCCGTGCCGTCGAGCACCTTCTCGAGATAGCCGAGTTTTTCGTGACAGATCCCACCGATCTCGACACCAGCCGTTGTAATCGCCAACAGGAGCGACTGAGGCCGCTTACCGAGGGACGTATCGATGACGTCGTAGACGTGGCGGGTTTTATGGGCGTGGAGTTCGTCGATCAGCCCTAGGTGCGTGTTGAGGCCATCTAGGGAATTCGCGTCAGCCGAGAGGGGCATGAAGACGCTCGCCGTTTCAGGCACCTCGACCACCCGCGTCGTTTTCGCGCCGGTCTTCACGCCGAAATATTCACAAAACCTGGGGCTGCGCTTCGCCATCTCCCAGACCGTCTTGGCCACAATCTTGGCTTGGTCCCGCGTCGTCGCCGCCGAGTAGCACTGCGCTCCGGATTCGCCGTCGGCCGTCAGCATGTAGAGCGAGACGATTGCGCCCATCACGCTTTTGCCGTTGCCGCGCGGGACCAGAACCAAGCCCACGCGGAAGCGCCGGTAGCCGGTCTCCGTATGTCGCCATCCCATCAGCGTTGTAAAGACCCAGCACTGCCAAGGCTCCAACGCGATCGTGTTCCAGATGGGGCGGTCGGCGTCATCCGTGCCGAGTACCTTCGCCTTCGGGCCTTCGATGTGCGGGAGCATTTCCGCGAACTGGCAGATTTTCCGGGCGGCCTTGGGGTCGAACCGGAACGGGAAATCCGGCGTCTCTTGCCGGTCGAGATCCTTTCGGTTCCGAGCGCACGCATACCGGACCCATTGGCACGCCGCAATCCGGCCGGCCAGCACGTCGGCCTGGTAGTCAGCCGCCAGACTGACGTAGTCGCGCTCCGTCACCAGTACTTCACCAATAAATGCACCACGACGTACCCGATGCTGCCATACCATCCGATGTCGAATAGTAGTGCGAGCACTGGACCAAGAAACGACGAGTCAGGCTCTTCGAACCGGTCGTTCACTTCGCGGCCACCTGCGCCCACGGATTCGCGGCCACCTTCTTGGCCATCGGCAGCTCCGCCTTCCCAAACGGCGCCAACCCGAACCGCGCCATGAGCGTCTCCACCGCCTTCGCCAGCCGCCCATACGCCGACGTCAACGGATGGGCTTTCAACTCCTGGTGCTCGACCCCGGCCCCGTCCACCGTCACTTTGAGAAACGTCCGCCCGTCCGCCTCAATCGTGGCCTTCACCGCCCGTTTCTCCGCGTCGAGCTCGCACAGCAGGAGAAACGCCGCCACGGTATGGCTGGTTAACGTCCGCTTCTCAATGGCGAGACCGGCATACGAGTGCCAGAACTCCCGCTGCTCAGCCGGGAGGTTCTCTGGCGGGAGGGCCGACACACCCGGGTCCGACTCCAGCCCGCCCCGAATCACGCCACGCATCGGCTTTTTTCCGGCCCCGACACGCCGGCCGCCTGGCCCAATCACTGTATTGTTTTGATTCGCTCTCATAAATCCTTCGAAATCAGATGTTTACGCAAAAGAGACCAGCCGGTTTGTAA